CACGACCAAAGCCTGGAGCTGCATTAAGTGTGCTGCTTGCTTGAGCAAAGTTATCAACCCAGATAAGTTCATCATCAATTTCGATGATGCCTTTAGCCAAGTTACTAGATGAGCCAATTGGAATAGAAGTATCAGTGGTGCTGATCGCGCTAGTCAGATAAGAGATTCTATCTTGGCGCAGGGTATAGCCGGCTAGCGAAGAACGAACTTCGCTAATCATATCGTTAAGTGTTGCCATCTAGTTTCTCCTTATAGAAGGCCAAGTTGTTTACTAGGCGTTCATCATTTGGGCTTATCTCTACTGCTTGTTTTCCGTACTCATAGGCTGTCTTCCAGTCACCCAGTTGCCAGCTACTTATTGCTATAAGGTCGTAAGGCATATGTCCCCACGCCCAATGTTCTGATAAAAAGTTAAGCGACTTATTGGTTACTCTTAGCGCTGCGTTAGATACCAGTAAGCACTCATCCCACTTCTGGGTTCGGTAGTAATAGTTTGCTAACGCAAGTACAGATTCACGACTACCGTATTCCTCGGTAGAACGGATCAGATATTCTTCTTCCATCTTTGGATCGCACTTGCTCATTAAGCGAAGCGCATAACCGCGTTCCTCTGGAAAGGTACTGATCTCTAGGTAAGCCTTTAGTATACGTAGAGAGTCCTCTAACTTACCCTTGTAGTAATACTCACGACCAAGGTAGTAAAGGTTTCTACTATTAGGATCTTCAGCTACTGCCATCTCTAGCATTGGTAGATACTGGCCACGTGACTTACTGTTATCAGGCAAGTGATGTATCTGAAAGTCGTAAGACTTCTTTGTTTCTTCTATGCCGTAAGGATCTGGTACTTCGTGGATCGGATACTTCCACCTGTAACCCTTACGGGCGTGGACTCTAAAGCCTGTCATCTCCTCAGATGGCTTGCCATCCTCAGTCCAAGCGTAGATAAATCTATAACCTGGTCTAGTGATTCCGTCAGCGTGAGCCTTCTCTAGTTCCTCACGCCAACCCTCAACTAGAACTTCATCCATATCTAACGATATGCAGTAGTCAATGTCTATCGGTAATGCCGTGAGAGATGCGTTCCTTGCATCATCGAACCTAAATGGTGAAAGCCCAACTTGTATGACATTGATACCCAAAGCGGTAGCTCTGGCAACTGTGCCATCTGTTGATCCGGTATCGGCAATGAGGTGGTAGTCGGCATCTCGACTTGACTCATACCAGCGTTCAACGTGTTTTTCCTCATTCAATGCGATTGTGTATATGGCTACTTTCATAGGCCAAGCTTATACTAAGCCTCTAGGCTTCTAAGGTATTCCTGATAATCAGAGTTTGCTGGATCAACTGGGATACATAACACATTACCATTATCATCAGTTGCAATAATGTTTGTCCATTCTGGTCGTTCGTCTATTTCATATTTCATAGTTCGGCGCTCCAATTTATTCTAGCTGTAATATCGTTATCAGCGCGAATTGTTGCAACAACATTGGCAGTTATACCAGAAGCGGTATTAACTTCTAAACCGCTAACTTTTGCGCTTGCTAAATATGAAGTTACGGTGGTGACTGTTGCTAATCCCGCTGGGCCAAAAGATTGCCAGTTACCGGTTTTAGAAACTGATGGCGTTGTTCTCATTTGAACAGGAAAAGCAAACGGAACTTGCAACTGAGTTGTTGAGTTACTGTAACCACTTGGTAACGTTGCGTAAGAACTATCACCACCTATGTTGTAGAAGTACCGCTGACAAGCAGCAAGTTCGCCTTGGATGGTGCCAGTGGCAGTTGTAAATGGGGTGGCTACATTGCCTGCTTCAAGTTGTACGCCTGTGATTTCAAAGTAATCTGCGGCGCCAGCAGTGCCAGATGGTGTATAGAAAAAGTTTATGCCTATTTCCGTCACATTTGAAGCAAATGTTGCGGTACCAGTAAATCTTTGCCAAGTAGTTGTTAAAGTAGAGCTTAAAGATATCGCATTAGTGGAACCTGTGTAACCAGCGGAGCCTAAATTTTGATCTGTTCCTGTACCTGTTACAACTTGTGCGCTTAAAACATTCGAAGCAGACGAATAATTAGCGCCAGCCCTAGCATAATAAGAAAATGCAACAGTTTGTCCAGCAAACGGGATTGAATTAACGGATTCAAAAGATTGATAAAAAACAACTGACTGAGTTCCAGTATTTCCTGAGTCGCGTTGGACTCTTGCGCAGTATTGAATAAAAGGCAAATTAGTAGTATCGCTAGTTGATTGCCGACTTACAGTTAAACCAGCAACCAAACTGCCTCGATAAGACTGCCAACGGTCAGCACTATAAGTAAATGTTGTGCCTGTGGCAACACTTGTTCCTCGCTGCCATATTCCAAAATTACTGTTAAGAACTTTGTTCTTGCCAGCAGTAAATGGTGGGGTGGCACCGCCACCGTTAGCCTCATCGTTTGATAGATCTCTAGCTCTTGTCATTTAGGCTCCAGACTTACTTAGATAGTGCTGCGATTTCCTCGGCTGTTAGGCCAAGGGCTGCGAGCTTTGCTTGTGCATTAGCTTTTGCTTCAGCAACTGCTGTTGCTTCTGCCTCTGCTTCGTGCTGTGCTGCTGCAGCCGCTGTTGCTGCTGCTTCATTAGCTGCGATTTCATCGGCTGTCAAAGGACGTTCGATGACCTCGCCTGTTTCGCAGTTGATTTCGATTGCTGTTGTCATTGTTGCTCCTTATGATTTCTTGATGCCGTATAGATAGAAAGATGAACCTGAGACGAAATTGAAACCATAACCACCGAAAGACAGGCTGCTGATTGCAGTCGTTGAAGATAAAAGGTTAGCAATCGCTAAAACATAAGCGGTCGTAGAGTTATCCTCAGTCACTTGGAAATAAGATGCTGGCTTGTTGGCAGCGGCTAAGTAGTTAGGTATGTATAGCTCGCCGCTTGAAAATGTATTGGATGTGCTAGTGGCAGCGTTGATTGTGTTTTGTTCCCAACTTGCCACACCTGATTGGGTTGCAGAGCTAGCAGCTGAACCATTACCACGTAAACGGATACCTGAATAAACAGATCCGCTCACATTTGTAGTAATTTGAATTGTGCTATCTGTAACCGCCCTATCTAATCTTGCACTAAAACGCACTACCAAATCCGTGAAAGTAGCAGGAATAGCCGAGAATGTAACGGATGCAGCAGTAGTGCTAAGGACATTAGATGAGATGAGTGTGTAGGTACTAGGCAACTGACTCACCCACTAACTTGTCTGGTGCATACTGCTTGAGAATCTCTATAGCGTGTGCCACTTTGTCCTCTACTCTCTGTCCAGCAGGTTGCCCCTTGGACCATAGTTCTAGGTTTTCAATACGGTTATCTGAACGGTTACCGTTCTTATGGTGCACGTTTTCATATGGTTGTAGATCTCTACCTAAGTGTTCAGCCATAATTAAACGATGCTCCAATATGTGACCGCTTGTATTTGAATTGGGATGCTCTGGGTTATATATTTCTACATAACCATTTTGGTTTACTCTTGCTTTACTGCTGCGTAGTTTTCCATCTGCTTTATTAGGATCGCCATACAAGGAGTTCCTACGGTAGTGCATCTGGCACATACCCTGAGCTTGATGTGGTTTATCGCAACCTTCTATGGTGCAATGAGTGTGCTTAAGATTATTGCCGTGTGGTGCATTGCCTAGTGGATCACCCCACTTCTTCCACCTTACGTGGTGGGTAGGGCAATACATCTTGTATCTTTTGACTCTGTGACAACCTTCAACCTGACAAGGATAGTTATTAGAATATGGCATAGTTAATCATACCTTATGCTTTGAGAATCCCATACAGAGTCGCGGTTGTGCCAGCAGCAAGTTGATTTGTGCTATTAGTTATAGTTAAAGATGTTATCGCAGATGTTGAGCGCCACAATCCAACTGATCTAAAGACCCAACCAGTTGAGTTGTTATCTATGTTTTGGTTGCTTAAAGCAGTTTTGAATGTAGAACCAGCATAAGAAAAAATATCAATCGCAGTTAATCCAAATACTCCAGAACCTGCACCGCCACCTGCAACAGTCACAATTCCTAAATATGCCTGAGCGGTGAAACTACTTGATGAAACCGAAGATCCAGTTCCAAAGATTCTTGTCCAAGAATAATCAGATGCACTAGATCCATTAAAGGTTAAATTTATATTAGTTCCAGGGTCATTGCTTCCACTGTTTTCTC